GTTTATAGTCTTTTAACATCCATAGTTTACATAAACCATTAGCTGCTAAAAGATTTAAACCAGTTTGATATATTGTATATTCAATATCATCTTGGTTTAAATTTTGTTTTTGTAATTGTTTATTCATCTAAAAAATTAAAGCACCTAATATAAAACCTACTAAAAATATGATCCATTCTCGTCTATATTGTAGTTCAAATTGCTGCCATTCTTGTTTAGTTTTTCCTAGTATTATCATATCGCACCCCCTTTATTTTTTTAATTCTATTTATAACATCTTCAAAATCTTGAAATAAATAAAATTTCTTTTTATATTTTTTTTCTAATATTTTTGTTATTGATTTGTAGTCTTTAGCTTTCATATTTACCTTTCTATTTCAAATTTAAACTCATTTTCTGTTTGCGCTTTAGGATCTCGCATTTTAAAAATAATATCTCTAACTATTTCTCTGTCGATACTATCCCCATCAAATGCAAGTTTCATATTTGATAATCTAATTTCAATGGCTCTTTCAACTTCTTTCATTTTAAGATTATTTCCAAAAAAATCTTTGTATATTCCTTCACCTCTACCATAGAAGGACCATACATATTTTTTGAAGTTTTCTATTTCTTTTTTAATTGGTTTTTTCATTTTTGTTTCCTTTCTATTATTAATTATGCTGATCTTCTTTCTAATATTTCTGTATAATGTTTCCAATCAATCAACGATATATAATCAAGATTTGCAAGTTGTTTTAAATCTTGATCTTTCCATGCGTCAAGAATTTTATCTCTGTAATTTTCAACAACTGATTGAGAATATAAACAAGACTTTTTAATTGTTAATAAATCTTTTATTTTAAATTTCTCAACATTTAATAAACTTTCCGCAATATGTTTTACTGTAAATAATTTTGCACAATCATTCACTGAAGCTTCAAAGTCGCTTGAAGGTCTATTAAATCTATGTTGCTTTTCATCTTTTTTATTTAAGTTAAATATCTCATCTCTATAAGGTGTCCATGTGATATTACTTAAAACGTGTAATTGACTAAATGCTTTGTCTATTACTTTCTTGATTTGTTTTTGTTCTTTGTTCATTGTTGTTTCCTTTCGTTTTTTCTATTATATTAATTGTATAATTTATTATTGTCAAGTTTATTGGTTTTTGTTGATTTCATTAACTTCTATTTTATCCCATACAATAATAAACTTTTCCAACCATTTAACTTGCTTGTCATTTAAATTAGAATTCCACATTAATTCTTCATCAGCAGATCCTAAATTTTCAATGTCGTTATCTTCACCCCATTTCTTATAAACTTTAACTAGTATGTCTATTGTCATTTTTTATCCTTTCTTGTTTTTATGCTATTCTTTTAACAAAACAAATATCAGCATGAACACCGAACCTTGTAACATCACCGACATTCAATTTTTTAATGTTGTTTTTTTCTTGATTTAATAAGCTATCACTATTTTCAGCTAAAAAATCATACATATTAATTGTAAATGTTTCATCATTTGAATGATAAGAAATTTTTACAACTTTATTATCTATACTTGTATTTATCATTGTTTCCTTTCTAGTTTTTATATGCTTTGTCTAAATAAAAATTATATTCAATTTCTATTTCGTCTTTTTTCATTTTTTTATATTCGTTTGTGATGTATTTTATAAAACTAAAATTTAATGGGTCTATATAGTTTGCATCTTTAGACGAATATCTAAATAACATGATTTCTTTAATCATTTCTTTTTTTGTTTTATTCATATTGTTTCCTTTCTTTTTGTACATATACAAATCATATACATATATATTTATTGTAGTCAATACAAAAAGTATATTTTTTTTACTTTAGAATTATTATAAAGTAAGTTAATTGGAGTGTGATATTTATGCAACAGTGTGTTCCTGGTGCAACACTCCAAAAAACTTGTAATATAAATATGAGATATAAAAATATATTAATTAAAGAATTGTTTAATCGTAAATATAGAAATCGAATTAAGAGAAGTAAAAAAGGAAAAGGAAGTTTTAAAAGATTAAAGAAGATTAAAGTTGAAGAGTAAAAAAAAAGATTGATTGAAATGTTGCTATTCTTTTATCAAGCGACAACTCAAGCTCTTCCCATAAAATTTCGGTCAACAATACTGACCTATCTACTTCCGATAATTAATAGTTATAGGAATAACTATTGATAATCATAAGTTATCATTACTAATATTCTACAGCTAGGATCTACTTTTTTAGAAATGTTGACCCCCCTATACCCCTAGATCGCACCGCATGTTATTATATATATATACATGGGACTCGAGGACTCCCTTATCCACACACACATTCGCTTATTGCCAGACCACCACAAATAAACTAGATGTAGTATATGGATTACTTTGGATTAGACGATATAGAATCAGTTGCTTATATTGATACA